CCGCCCACCCAATCGTATTCATTTGGTCTATAAGCGGGGTTTTTACCAATGACAGGCCGTTCATGCTCAGCCCCCGCCTGCTTATCAATCGCTTTGGATATGTCGAGCGATTTGGGGAAGCCTGAGCCAAATAACCACTGCAACTGATCTCTGATCTCAAAGCCAGCATCCTCTAAGCCTGAAGCCATGCGGTGATAAGTCCTAGGCCCACAAAACACCAGCATATGGCCGCCGGGTTTTAATACGCGCAAAGCCTCTTTGGCCCAGCCCTCACTAAAGACTTGAAATGCTTGGTTACCTTTGAGTGTCACATCATACGTGCCGGCACTTTGTGAACCTGTGTCCAAGCCACATCGCTTATGGCCAATCCTTTTATTCTCATGCCATTCATCTTTGGATGGCTCTTTTGTCATTCGGTCAATATCAAACGCATCCCAAGCCTTGCCCATAAAGCGCCAACCATAAGGCGGGTCTGTCACCACGCAATCAACCGAATTGTCCGGCATCAAACGCATTTGCTCCAAGCAATCGCCGTGCAGGATCATTTGGTAGCCAGATATTTTAGCCAAAGAGCAAAGGCCATTTGGTTGTGTTTTTGAAGCGCCTGGTAACCCTCAACCGTGGCCTTTGGGTCATGAAGCAAAGCCATCCCCACGCGGGCTACATCATTCACATCATCGCAATTGGCTTGCCATTGCGGCGGCGCCCAATCGATGGCGTTGCTGACGACGCTTGGGACGGACTCACTTATGCCGTCGGCCGTGACGTTGTTAAAGCTTTCCGAATGGCTGGGTTGCAGGAGTAAATGCATGGAGCCCACCGTTTTTCGAAATTCGGGCCAAGGTGCCCAATTGTATTCTTTTAAAGTGACAAGTGGGACGCCTTTAACAGTGTTCTTGATTGAGTTGGCAAGGTTGGTCGCCTCGGTAAAATCTTTTCTGCCCCCATTGATCCAAATCTCGGTCTGGGCCTTAAGCTCCCTTGAAATCTGCAAAGCCGCAGCCGCAGCCGTGTTAAAGTTTTTAAGCAGTCTCATGGCCCCAAAGATCCCAATTCTTAGGGTCCCCCCGCGCCAGGGTGTATACCGTGGGGCCGATTGAATCTCGTTTAAAAAATAGAGGTTTGGCAGTTCGGTCGCCATCGCGCCATAGGCAGCTTTGATATATGAAATGAATCTGTCGGAATTGCCGCAAAGCTTAAAATTGGTCGTCGTTTCCTCTAAATTGATCGCATCGCGAATCAGCAAAATAGCCCTATGCTCGACTTGTAAAAACGCCACATTGGAGTGACTGGTGACCGAAAAATGCACGTGGGGATAAAGCGCGCACCATTTGCCAAAAGTCTCAGTTGGCACCCAAAGAGCTGACATGTTGAGGTGAGTGATCTCGGGATGAGCTTTTAAAAACGTTTCCACATCCGCAGTATTCACTACTGGCAAGACCAAGGCTTTGATCCCGTGGGACCTTAAGTATTTGGCCGTGTTGATGGCTGTAACACCAAGGCCAATATGCGAAATTCCAGGCAGGTTGGAATAGCTTTTGTAACAAAGGACCACGCAATAATTGTTGTGGGTCATTTTTTAGCCCCAGCTATTTCATCAATCACTTGGGTCTGGGGAAAAAACAGGTGGCCTGCGAGCATACCGCCCAAAAAGCTCACCCCCGGCGCGTAGTAGGCCCATCTAAAGAGTGTCGCTGATTCGGTGGCCGCATTCCCATACGCGATATAGGCATAAACATCCCAGCCAATCCATATAACAGCCGTGGATAAAATTAAGATTTTCGTGACGACGGCAGCCATGAGACCTCGCGCAAATGAGTTTGGTTTACGACCAGCCCCATTGTGATCAAACCCAAATCAAATTGCGACGTTATCTTAAAGATAACTTTGCATCACATAATCTTAAGTCTTACGTTATTTAAATGAAACTCCCCATGCGTGCCGTCTTCACCGAGCAAATCAATTTAAAGATCGATGCTGCGCTAAAAGACGATTTAGAAAAGCTTAAATATATGAAAGTCGAAGTCGCCGTTTTGTTGCGTGAGGCTATCAGGATGGCAGTCGACCGCGCCTTTGAAGTGTTGCAAGATAACCAGCAGGCATCATGAGAAAAGGGCTTTCAACCAATCCTTAGGTCTCAAGCCCCCTTGAAGGTCGCGCCGACAAGCGCCAGCCATGGCATGATCCAATCATAGCTTTATTTTTTTAAACCCTGGCCTAATATTTAAGTCAGAGCCTAAAGGGGGTTTAAAAATGGATTTCTCAAAAGTATTGCCCATCATCGAAGCGTTTTTGCCGACAATCGCGCAAGTGGTCGAAAACCACATCTCAAATCCTGTGGCAAAGGCCGCAGTCTTGGCCTTGGCCGAGGGGACGAAGGCCGTGATTGATGCCCACAAGGCTCAACAGGCCCAGACTTCACCGTGACTTACTTTTTGGCCGAGGTTTTGGTTGGTCTTTTAGATAGGCTTGTCATTCGCATTGGCACTTGGACCTCGGCCAAACTCTCTGATTATGAATCCCGCCGCATGATCAAAACCGACTTGAAAGATTTGAAGAATGCCAAAACACCTGATGAAAAATCCAAGGCTGCCGATCATTTGGCTGATGATAGCTTTTGAGGCGGCGTGCGCCCAAAAAGACATAAATAAACCAGAGGGCTTTTTGTGTGTGATCGATTACCCCCACCAAAACGCCCAATGCTCTGATATTAAAGACCCAAGGGGTAAAAAAGAGGTTTTAGCGTTATCTCAAATGGATAACTTTGTGGCCTTCTCGCCTAACACCTGGGCTGAAATCCAAACATTCATCCACGACTTAAAAAGAAAGCGTGGGCTGAAATGATCGAAGCCGAAATTGTACGTGTCCTTTTGGCTGCGGCTCTTACAAGTATCGGCGCCATTGTTGTTTCAATCGTGAAATTATCATTTAAACAAGGCGCTTTGGAATTAAAAGTCGACACCATGTGGGCTTTTCAAATGCGAAGGGCCGTCTCAGAGGTGGTGCAAACCAACGTGGGCACTCTTAACTCCCCTTTGAAAATCACGGCCGATGCAAAACAAAGACTAACGCCCATAAAAAAAGAGCTTGAGACCTGTTGGAGCACCTCTTGGAACAAATTGCACCTGTGCGATGTTTTAATGGAAATCGAGCGCCTGTTTGGCCATAGGCTTTTAACCCTTATCTGCGTCCCATGCCAAATGTCCCATGGGGCCTGCCTTATTGTGGCGTTAGCGGTGGCGTGCGGAAGTGATTCCATCGACTTCGAGGGCATGCTCGCCCAACAGCAATCTAAATAAAAATTATAAATCCAAAACTTAAAAAGGGGGATTTGAAGTGAAGAAAAAGATTTTAACCGTGGCCGTGTTCCTCGGGCTTTTTGCCCTGGCGGACACTGTCATCACAAACACCGACGGCACAACGACGACTGTGCCTGGTGATATGGTCTCTTTAAAAATTGTGCCACACCCGTCGACATCGCCGAGTGCCTCACCTTTGCCGAGTGCAAGCCCTACACCAAGTGTCTCGCCTACACCGTCCCCCGCGCCTTCGACTGGCATTATCCCGATCCCTGCACCTCTCACGGGCTCAGTTACCGCTGGCTCATGGGTGGTGGACCAAGTTGAGGCATTCCCCAATAGCCCCTCTGGATATAAAGGCATGCAATACAATTATTTATTGCCGCAAGGATATAACCCCCAAAAATATTCTTACCCTCTGATGTTTGTCGGCACGGGCAATGATCAGGGAATGAATGGGTCATCCTACCCTCGCGACGGCGCAACATTCGTCTCGGCTTTAGAGGGTGATGGTTTTACTTTTAACACCGTGGCTTTTAGGACCGCGCACCCGGCCATTATTGTAGCACCGCAGTGTGATCAGACCCTGGATCTCTCGGGTGCTAACCCAAACGCCAATTGCGGCGGCTATGCGGACACGCCAAACGGTGAGTGGAACGAGCAGGCCATCTCGGCCGTGGCCAAAACCATGATGGCGGGTTTCAGCGTCGATACGACCAGGGTTTACGCCGTGGGCTTAAGTTTGTCGGCGATCGGGTATCTTGCAGCCCTGGCCGACAACAACCAAGACTATGCGGGTGGCCAAAAGATTTGGACGGCGGCCGTGGGCATGAGCGAACAGCTTTACAGGCCTTCGATTGCCAACTCCAGCGTCTTTCAGCGCATGGTGAATGTCCCTTATCTTGCGATCTCGACACCCTCGGATAACTCCCCAAGCAGTTGGGACCAACCGTTTTGGACTTACATCACGGGAAATAGCAATTATCCGACGCAATCCAATTATGATTCGGGCGGTATGGCGGCTATCCGGGCTGGCAGCTCGCAATTTTATTATATTGCCGATCCCGGAGGCTCCCCCTGGACGACGTTTGGCCGCATGAATGCCGACGGCGGCGACGGCACCGCGCTATATCAATGGTTGTTTAGTCAAACAAGCGGCGGCGCCCCTCAACCCTCGCCCACTCCATCGGCTAGCGGCGGCAGCACCGTGTTGACGCCCACGAGCGGCGGCAGCATAACTGACGCATCGGGTAACGTATGGACGCTAACTTCGGCTGGCGTCGTTGATGAAAACGGTAGCGCGGTTGCCGGCGGCAGCGGTACCTCGGGATTGACGTACGTCTCTGGCGTTATCTGGGGTGAAGACGCCGCAAGTGGTCAATGGTATTCATGGACTGGCGGCCAGTGGGTTGGTCCATCTCCGAGCCCAGTTCCTGTCCCTACGCCGACACCTCAGCCGAGTAATTCGCCCGTGCCGCCGCCTGTGCCCACGGGAAATTTCAAAATCAGCGGTGGGCGGATGACAGATCCGAACGGTAAACCATTTTTACCTGAGGGCGTGAATTTGTACCTCGACGATGCTGACGTGGCGTCGTTTGTCGCCAACGCGCCGAAATTATTCCCTGGCCTGAATTATGTGCGCGCCATGGTTTATCCGACCTATCACTCGACAACGCAATGGACTTACCCCACCGTCGCATCACTTCAAGCGATTGCCGCCCAAATTAATTTGCTCGGTTACGTTGTTGAGTTTGAGGATCACTCGAGCAATGGCGGCTATTGGGAAGTCGACATCCCCGGGGGTTTGTCGCAGGTGTTAGACGGTCCGCCGACTGGCACGAGTTTGCAACAAAACTTGGCGTTCTGGTCGAGTATGGCCACGGCTTTTAAAGGCAATCCATACGTGTGGCTTGGCTCGCTCAATGAGTTAAATAGCGCCGACGGCACCTACAACCCGAGCGCTATTGCTGCCATTTCGACTTACGAGCTGGCGCTTTACAACGCGATTCGGGCCACCGGTAACACCAACATCATTGATCTTGAGGCAGGTATTGCCGGCAACCCCCAGACTGTCGGCAATGGCGCGGGTTTTATCGTGGCTGATTATGCCCAAATGACCAATATCATTTGGTGGATGCATTGCTACACCGATAGCGGCGCACTTCAAAGCTTGCAGGGCAGCGCCGCCTCTCATTCGGGCTATCTTGCAGCACAGACAATCCAAAGTGCCGATGGCATCGTGCCGGTGATCTTTAACGAATACGGCAGCGGCTCCAACGCCAATCCCAGCCAAAGCTCTGGCTCGGCTATCGCATCGGCCATTGGACAGGTGGCATCGGCAGGTATTGGTGGCGGCGGCTTTGTTTTCTACAACCCCAATGGCGTGACTGATTTCAGCATGACATCAGGCTCATCTTTGACCACTTGGGGCCAGCTTGTGGCCAATATGATCAAGGCCGTGAACGGGCAATAACATATATAGTCAAAGGGCCTTTCGGGGCCCTTTTTTTATGGGCGGCGATTGATGCTCCTCGATGTTTTTTACCCCCTGAGCTTTGCGATCCGCTGGCTCTTCGAATATGCGCACCATTATCTCTTCTCGCGTTTCCTGGGGCATATCTGCTAACCTTTTTAGAACTGAACTGACAAAAGAAAAAGAATCTGCAGTCTGCTTGGCTGGAGTTTCTTCGAGCACTTCTGCAGGTATTTCTTGGAGCGGATCAAACAATTCATCCACGGTGCAGTTAAAAAAATCCGCCAGGATCTTCTGAGTTACCGACGAACCTCGTGATTTGCCTCGCTCTATATTTTTTATTAACGCCACCGAAATGCCTATGGCATCAGCAAAGCTGAGCTGATCTTTAAAGCCCTTTTCCTTCCGCCTGCGTATAATATTGAGCGCCAACCGGCCTTTTTCACGCTTTTTCAACGGAGTATCATCAACTTAGCCGGCCTAAAATGCAGGCTACACAGAATATACTTTTGTTCTTTTTCGTAACTTTTTGCTTGCTTTAAGTATAAGATACGTATACTTTTGATATATGACGAAAGAAGAGCGCATCCTGGAAGACATCGCAAAGCTTGCCAAAAAACAAAGTAAACAAAAGGTGATGATTTCACTTTTATCCCGAGACGTGGCCATCACGACAGCAACGCTGCTCGTAAATGGCACTTACAAGAGCAAGCCGCGCGGTGTCCTTTACAATGTATTGAGCGAAATCTTGGCTGATGCAGCTAATCGGGCTTCTTAAGACGCAATAAATAAACCTTGTACCGGCAGCCAGCGCCATAGGTCAAGGATTAGGGAGTACCGTGAAAGACCTTGCCCAAAAGGCTTTGGCCTGTTCCAACGAGGAATACCACGCGATCAAAGACGCTGTAGGCTCATCGGGCCTGCGCACGCTGATCATGCAGACGCCGGCACACTTTAAATACAATTTGGATAACCCAGAGCCGCCCTCGGCGGAGATGCGCATGGGCACTTATGTCCATACTGCCATTTTGGAACCACACCTCTTTTCAAGCTCCCTGGTGGTGGATGTCGGCAGCCGGGCTGCTAAGGCTTTTAAAGACGCCGTCCAATCCCATCCAGGCAAAACCGTGATGCTCCAAAATGAATTTGAGCAGGCTTTAAATATCCGCGATGCCGTCTTAGGGAATTTAACGGCGAGAAATCTTTTAAGCCAAGGCATCAACGAATCCTCTTACTTTTGGACCGACGAACAAACAGGAGTGAAATGCAAGTTTCGTCCCGATTGCATTCGCCCCGGCCGCATTGGCGTGGATTTAAAAACCTGCGCTGATGCGTCTTTCAGAGGCTTTATGAATAGTATTGGTAGGTTTCGCTACGACATGCAGGCGGCCTTTTATTTGGAAGGCTTATCGAAGGTCACGGGCGAAAATCATGACTCATTCACATTTATCGTGGCCGAGCGTGAGCCCCCATACCTGGTCGCCTGCTATGTCCTTGATGAAGCCTCTATTGAGCGCGGCATGCAGGACGTAAGAAAAGCCCTCACCCTTTATGCCCAATGTTTGGATTCCGATATGTGGCCAGGCTACCCCGCCGAGCTTCAGCCCATCTCTGTGCCGCATTGGATGTGGGGTGCTGAATGAGCAATATCCAACCCATAACACAAAAAGCACCGGCCATTGAGGCAGCCCTGATCGGCGGCGATTTATCCAGGCTTTCACCCCCTGAGCGGGTTGTGTTTTATAACCAGGTCTGCGAATCATTGGGCTTAAACCCGTTAACTAAACCGTTTGAATATATCACTTTGAACGGCAAGCTCACCCTTTATGCCAAACGGGATGCGACCGATCAATTGCGGCGTATCAACAAAATATCAATTGAAATCATATCACGCGAAAAGCTCGATGATCTTTATGTGGTCACGGCTCGCGCCCGGGACATAGTGGGGCGCACCGATGAATCAACCGGGGCCGTGACCACTTCTCATTTAAAAGGCGAGGCTTTGGCCAACGCCTATATGAAAGCCGAAACCAAGGCCAAACGGCGGGTGACACTCTCCATTTGCGGGCTTGGATTTTTGGATGAGACCGAGATTGAATCAATCAAAACGCAGCAAGGTGAGACAAAAGCCAAACAAATCCAAGCCGTGATCAGCGAGAGCCAGCCGCCGCCACCAGAGGTGACTTATGAAGAAATTGAAACACCACCTTTTGTGGAACCAGGGCCAGCGTCGCCCGGCGATTACGTGATCAAAATCTCAAAGAAATTCAAAGGCAAAAAACTATCAGAAGTGCCGCAAGCCGAGCTTGAAAGCTTTGTAAATTGGGCGATCAACGTGCCCGATAAAGGGGGGGCGATTGAAGAGTTTATTTACCACGCCAACACGTATCTAGAACAATTATGAGGCAGCATGAAAACACCCCTATTCTTGTTTACTTTTGCACTGACTGCCAACGCCACATGGTGGACCGACACCAAGCGGTCCATCGGTGACTGGTGCGAAAAGCGGCTGATCGCCACCGACTACACCGAGCAATTGGATTTTTACGAGTGGGGTAAGCTCCTCGATTTTGATCGCTGGGCGCAGGACGAATACCTCAAAACGGCGCGCGTGCTTTATTTCAGATTTGATCGCGACAAACGGGCCTACCTTCGGCAATTGGGCGACCGCATGCGTAGACGCGGCACGTTTGATGGAACAGCCCTTGAGTATGAGCACCTTGAGGACCGCAAATGAGCGACGGGGTTTTCCTCGCATTATGGATTTTATTACTCTGGGCCGTGGTCACTTTTTTAATTATGTGTGTAAGAACCAAATAATTTTCGCAACCACAAACACCAAAGGGGACACCTTGACGCAAAAAGACGAAGTTATCAACGAACGCAACAAACGATTTAACGAAGCAAAGGCCCTTGTCGACGGCGGCGGCATGACAGTTAAAGAGGCCTGTAAAAAAGCTCAAATACACATCTCGACTTATTACGGCAGGCTGAGAGGCGACGCTCCAAAGGCCCTGCTCAAGCCAAAAGCGTTTTTGGAAATCCCTCTTAAAACAGAGACAAAAAAGGTGGCCATCGTCGTCTGCGATGCCGACCAAGTCGCCCGCATGATTGAGAGCCTCACATGAGAATCGCAAGAGTGTTTTTTAACGTCGATATGAGAATGTCGTTTCAGGGCCTCACCCAGGTCTTAAAGGATGCGAAAATTGATGCTGGCAAGCTTAGCAAGGGTGATCTGTTGGTCTTTTTAAACCATAGTCTTACGGCCTTTAAGGTTCTGGCAGGCAATAGCTACCTTGTTTATTTTAACAACCAGAAAAGACGCGTGCCGCTTGAGGCACTCCAGTATCTGCCAGAGTTTTTTGGCGGCTCAGAGATGAGCTTTCAAAAGGCTGTAGAAAAATCCATACGCTCAAAGCTTCAGCCTTCGGTGAGAATCGTTAAGGCAGGCTAAATGGATGACAAGGAGATTAATGAAATCGTGGCCAAGGTCGACAAGGAAATCGAGCAGAACAAAAAAATCATCAGGCTTTCAAAGCTTGCGTTGTGGGTTTTGTTCACCTTTCAGTTGGTCATCTTAGCCCTTCACATCCGGTGTGAGGCATCCACGCTGCAAATCGCGTCCGATACATTTTGGCTCGGGATGCAGTTAGGCATGGGGCTTTTGTTATTTTTTAGGAGATAAAAAAAAGGGGTGGGGAGATGAAACTAACGTTTTTGACTATCGAGGAAGTGGCTGAGATGGCCCATTGCTCTGTCAGGCATGTTCACAACGAAAAAAAGCGCGGCCTTTTAAAGTGCCGCAAGATAGGCCGACGGCTGATTTTTGAAAAGGACGACGTTATGAAGTGGTTTAATAGGAAAATACAGACCGCATGAAGTATGAAAAAATTAAGGGTAACGCCAATCATCATTTATTTAGGCGGGGGAAATGGATTTGGGTCCGCCTTTTTAAGGCCGGCAGGGGCGTGCTTGAGAGATCACTTCAGACTTCCGAGCTGGGCGTAGCCCAAGTCCGCAGGGATGAACAGATTTCGGCCTTTCTTGGCTCCAAGCCCAAATGGAAGGGCCAAGCCCTGTTGGTCGCGGACGCTTTCCCTGAATTTTTAGAACTGAAAAAATCCAAAGCAAAAAGAACCTATGAATCGATCAAGGGGCATTGGGATTTGCACCTCGGCCCGTACTTCGGGTCATACCGGGTGCAGGATATAACTGAATCCGAATGGATTCGCTATGTGCAACACAAACGGCAGATCGCAGCCGAGCGCAAATTTTTTAACGACCGCAAATACCTCGCGATGTTTTTAAACTGGCTGCACCGCAATGGGAAAATCCCAAAGCTCCCCATGCTTGAGGATGTGGACCCGGAGCGCAAAGCCGGAAAAATCTTTGAGCCCGCTGAAATCAAACGCCTTCTTGAACATGCCACGGGCGATTTGCACCTGCAGATACTGATGGCGATCACGATGGGGATGCGAAAAGGGGAGATATTAAAATTGGAATGCTGCGATATTGATTTTACGGTGCGCGCCATTCACTTGCCCGAATTTAAAACCAAGATCCGCAAAGCCAGGTCTTTTGCCATATCCGATGCTTGTTTGATGGGCCTTAAGGCTCGCGTCGCCGCCGCCGAAAGCGGATTTGTTTTTCCCTATCGGTCGAATCAAAAAGCTTGGGTGTCTTGTAAAAAGCATGCCGGCATCATTGGGCGTTTTCATGATCTGCGGCATACCTTTTTGACCCGCTCGTTCAAGGAAGCGGTCAACCCGGCGCTTATATGCCACTACGCTGGCCTTTCGCTCGATGAGGCCGAGAAGACCTATCTGCACTTCACCATCGAGGACACGCGGGTGGTGTCTTCACTTATACAAATAGAGTTTAATGAAACAAAATAAGTTTATAGAGTACCGTGGCACAGTGGCAAAATTTGGACACTTTTTCAAAAACCTCAATGTTTTCAAGGGTCATTTGCGTCTCCCAAAGCAGATGCGCTACCAGGCTGCGCCACTCCCCGAAAACCTATCTAAGCCCTTAATTCTAAAAGTAAACCTTGGCAGTGGAACCACCTGTTTTGGCGGTGCCATTTGTGCACTGATTCGCACTCAAATGCAGCAAAAAGCAGGGGGTTCCAGTGGCAAAATTTGGACATCATCTTAAGCCTAATCCTTTCTGAAACCAGACTTCATAAATCCAACAAACCGTAAATGCAACCGGGGGGGAGCAATAAATGGTAAAAAACGAACCTTATAATGCCGACGATTTGCGCGAGCCAGTGCGAATCGAAATCCAAAATTGGGGGGAATATAACCCGCGAAAGGATATAAAGAGGCCCCATTGGTTCGCATTAAATAACCGGATATTGGAAGAAGACGATATATGTTATTTATCGGCCGTCGAAAAACTGGCCTTTATATATATATTGTGCAAGGCCTCGCAACGTAACAGCGCCATTGCCGAGATATATCCAAGCCGTGCCGAGACCGTGGCCGGCATACCGCAGCAAGCGGTGAGATCAGCCCTGGTCAAGCTTTCTGAGCGCGGCATGGTCAAGGTTTTAGAATCCGTACGGACCCGTACGGATCACGTACAAACCTGTACGAGTACAGAACAGAACACTACAATACAGACAAGTACTATAGATCCTTACGGATCTATTTCCACCGCAGCACAACCCGAGGTTGCGCTGGCGCTGGTAAAAACGCCGAGCCGCAAATCCAAAGAACTGGTTAAGCCGGAATCACCCGAAGGGTTATTTGTTCAACTGCCGCCAAGTACCAAAGCGCGGTGGGCGGCACTTTATCCCGAGCGAGAGTTTTTGGAGCGCGAGGTGATCAAGGCGCTGAATTGGTGCGAAGCCAATCCGCACCGCACGCCAAGAACCCTTCGCGGCTGGTCCAGGTTTATGTCCTCGTGGTTTGACCGTGGCTGGGTGAAGCATGCCAAGCAAATGCCCACGCAAAGGCCGGATCAGCCAATCAGCGGCTGGGACCAACAGGCAAGACTTGTGCTCGATGCCATCCGCCAAAACCCGCCTGGCAAAACCGAGGGGTTGCGCCAGCACCTGGGTGAGCAATTATTCGCCGTGGCGCTTAAGGTGCCGGGGGGTTTTGCAGCCATTCGCCAAATGCCCGCCAATGATTTTCGCGACCGAAAGCTTGCGAGTATGCTGGCGCTGGCAGCCGAGCAAGTGGTGCAGGTGACCGCGTGACGCTTTTTCACGTGATCATCCCCGGCCGCGTGGCGATCAAGAAAAACTCCAGGCGCTTGATTGCCAATCGGCGGCGCATGCTGATTTTGCCCTCAAAGGTTTACATGCAATGGGAAGCCGATGCGTTGAGAGCCTTGACCAGGGCCAACCGCGCTCAAGGATTCCCCCTTCCAGGGCAGCTAAAAGCCTATATGCTTTTTCGGTTTAAAAACCGCAGCAACGAGCCCGACATCGACAACCTTTTAGGCGGTCCCCTAGACGTGCTGCAAAAGGCCGGCATCATCGAAAACGACAGGCAAATTTTGGTCGTGAATGCAGAAAAACGCTTTGGGGAAACGCCAAGTGTTGAAATCATACTGGAAGCCTTTATGGCAGAACAGGCGGGGTAAATGGCAGACTTTGACACGGCACTGAAATACACTCTTGTGAACGAAGGCGGCTTCGTCGATGGCGATCCCCCCGGCTCATGCACCAACTTCGGCCTCACCCAAGACACTGTGATGCTGTTTAAGGGTAAGCCCATCTCGGAAGACTACATGCGGAATATTAATCCAGCCGAGGTGCGCACGATTTATTTTCTCGGCTACTGGCAATCGATTTTGGGCGGCTCAATCAAGAGCCAGCCTGTGGCAACTTGCGTGTTTGATACCGGCGTCAACAGGGGGCCCTCTATTGCAGCGCGACTTACACAACAAATACTCAATGCCGTTTGTTTGGACAAAAACGCGCCGCTCGCTGCTTTAAAAGTTGACGGCATGCTTGGTCCTCAAACGCTATTAAAATTAAACAGCGTTGATCCTCGCGTGTTTATCGAGGCACTGGTGAACCAAATGAAAGATTCATACCGTGACATCGTGTTCCATGATGCCAACAAGGCTGAATTTTTAAAAGGTTGGCTGAATCGTGCCGATCGCATGCTGACACTGATTAACGTTTCTTAGCCTTATGCTTATGGACGTAGTCTGAAAGGATATGGCGGATCAAAATCTGATAGCGCCCCTCATGCTCGGGTGTCAGCGAGAGTTGCTTTAACTCTTTCACGAGGCTTACAGGCAGCCTGATCGAAATCGTTATATGGGCGTCGGCACGCGTCTTTTTGGTCATATATGCATTATATATAAATAAGCTGCCGTTTCAAGAGGCAATTTTTGTCAATACTGTCTAGATTATATACATTATATATGCGATATATGTGATCCAACGATGGCACGCCGCGTGCAATACCTTAAGGCAAGTGAGGTATGAGATGAAAACAACGACCCATAAACTCGAAAAATCGACGAATAAAACCGCCGGGCGGTATTTTTACCGTGGCGTCTATATTCAAAAAACATTTGGTGGCGCCGGATGGCATGCCCATTGCTGCGAGCAAGGCCTAAACCTTCCCGTTGGCCTTTCCGCAAAAACCCTTGGCATGCTCCAAATTTTAATCGACCACGCTTTGGACGGTGCCCAATGAACACTGAAGCCTTTGCTTTCTGCCTTTTCTTATCCCTTTTGGCCCTATTTACCGCCGCCGGCTTTTTAGGCCTGCCGGTTTGGGGGCTTTAAAATGAAAAACTCAAACGCCGCTCGAAGGCTTAAGGAGCATACCGTGTTTAGAGTGCCGTTTTTGGCCAGAAGCCGCGCCAACGCCAACAACCACGCCCGCCAAATGCTTATCACCGTGTTCGAGCAGGTGGGCCACAGGTTCACGATGGATGAGTATGAATTTGCCCAAGAGATGATTAAGGCGCGTGAGGAAAATAAGCGCGCCACCGTACAAGAGGCGTCTCGTTGCCTAATAATTCTGCGCGCCGTTGAGCAGCGCATTTTGGAGGGAAAATGAACAAAAAAAAGAAACCTAAACACTCTCATAAAGCAGTGATTGTAGACGCTTTGTACGCGGCAGCAGAAAAATACCGCAAGGCTTTTCCAAACTCGGATGAGAGTTATTTTTCATATCTTACTTTTTGCATCAGCGGCGCTTTTTTGCTCCAAGACATAGGCCCTGAGCGTTTTAACGAAATAGTCCAAGAGATTTTGGCCAGGGAAAAACCCACAAGAGGTGATAAATGAAACCAGTTAAAGAACCATCGCCCGGCGCAGCCCTTGGGGCAGCCTTGATTTTGGGCTTTCTCACGTTTTTAGGTCTGTGCCTTCTGCACTTAATCATTTGACCAATAACTAAGGAGTTATTATGAAATATCTGATCGCAACCCTACTGCTCGTGATCTCAGCCGACATCGGTGCTGAGACCTTATCCAAGCGCCCCACCCCCCAAGTCACCTGCACCTCAACGTGCTACGGCTCTGGCGCTTATCGTACGTGTTCGACTTATTGCTACTAAGGATGTGATGCCAAGGAAGGCGTCCCGATTTTACCCTCGGGACCACAGGCTCAACGCTTAAAACCCTACAGATTTAATGATACCCGTGATCAAGGCCCCTGCTGCACTCGTGGTTTTTGTATAAACAATTCTTAGCCACTGATAGCTGACATCAAATTTCGGTATAATAAAAACCCCTGCGCCCGTGACGCTTACCGTTTGCGACGGGATGGCCACCCAATTTGTGGGGTTTAAGAGATCATTGGACGCTTGCACCACCAGGGTGCCAGTGATGGTGCCCCCTGCCGCAATGGCCACAATGGATGCCGCAATGTAAGAGCTTGCATCAATGGCCTGAGAGGTTTGGCTCGTTTGTGTCGCATCCGCCTGATTTAAAAGTGTGTCATTTACATAGCGCATTTTAGCCCTTTCGTTTCTTTAAAGCCTGAAGCAAGTGGGCGACGGGGCTATTGCCCACAAGTCCCCCTTTGAAATATGGCTCTGGTTGTTCTTCATCGAGCGCATAAAGCTTGTCGTCTTCATCCAAATCATCGCCCTCGGTTTCTTTTGCGTCATCGTCGTCATCCTCGACCACGCCGCCTTTGGAAAAGCTATCCACTTTAGGCAATTTCCCTTTTGATTCGAGATATTCAAAATATTTCTTATTTGCTGACATAATTTATCCTATCCATGTTGTGGCGAGCGTTAAAGGTACTGCTCTTTGTATTGCGCCGATTGATTGAAACCCTGTCGTCAACGCGCCAGGAAAAACCCCTATGCTGCCAACTGATTGCATATTCGGGCCGGGATAAAAATTCCTGCCTGTTGTTATTTGATAAACGATATTTGTACCACTTCCGCCAGGCGCACTTGAGAGTGTGAGGGTCGTGCCTGACACGTTTGTGATCAGATATTGCTGCGCAGTAGCCCCCGTGCCCGAGATTATATAAACAAAATCCTGGTTAATTGTAATACCAGTAGCCGATGTGATGGCCAAAGTTGAGCCTGACACCGTAGCACCAGTACCGGTCAATTGCGCAACGTTTGCGAAATTGGTCGCCAAGGCAATATCGTTTGGCCCCTTGGTCAGGTTTGTAACATCCGTGGTATTGGATATAAAATTATTCCAATTCAGAAAAAAGCTTGTTCCCTGAAGAGCCCCAGAGGCATCAGCGCACGAAATGCCAGTGGCAAGACCTGTAAAGATATTGTTAAAAATCCTCTTATTGGCACAGTTTGCGACCATTAAGATGCCTGTACCTGTTTTGTTTGTGATGCCGCCAAAAAAAGTGCAGCCATCAATTAAATCTGGCACGTCATCGGTCCCGCTATATGAAATACCTGCTGTGACCATTGAATCAAATATACAGTTTATATAGACGCTGCCATAATTACCAGAACCATTTGTGTTTAGTATTCCAGTGTCGCTATCATGGAAATATGAATTCGCGACCAAAATCTCGTTCGCACATGAAAGCCCCCTGCCTGCGTAACTGATAAACTCACAATTAAGAAACGTGCAATAGTTTGAGGCAAGTACTGCTGCAACGTTGGCCGTGGTTGTCGATTGGATAAACTTACAGAAGAAAAAATTGCACCTTGTCCCGGGGCTTACCTGCGTGGCTGCGACGTTGCTTGAGAATACCATGCTAGTAAAATTAAAGTTATTGCCGCACAAGAACACTCTCGTGTTTAAGACAGGCCTTAAAGTGCCTTGGGGCTTATCCCCGCGTACCGAATTATAACCTTCCCAAGAAATTTGGCTGAGTGTTGTAGCGTTTGTGGTGATGTTAAGGGTGGCGCTCAGGGTGTAGGTTGGGTGAGACGCCCCGCCCAAAATCCAGACTTTATTTCCAGCGACCATGGCGTTGCAAACGGTGGAATCGCTGGAATCCTGCAAAGATAGTGCGCCGCCGACGGCATAATGTCCGCCTGAAATGGTGCCCGTCGTGCCGCATGCCCTGTCGAGCGTGGCGTTCCCGCCGGACACACTTACAATTTCGTACCAGCCATTTAAGAACGAGGTGCCGGACGAAATATGCATTAGGTTGCCTTGGTCGGCACTTGTAAAGGAATGGCTGGCTGAGCTCACGATACTGGGGTTCGTCGACCCCGTGGTGCTCGAAAGGTCACTAAATGAATATTGTGGATTTAGTTGTTGTGAGTAGTCCGTTCCGGGGCTGGAATTCCCAGAATTAAATCCGCCACCCCCGGCATTAGCGGAACTGGCCTGTTGTCTAATTTCCCATACTGTCGATGCACTCAAAGCCATTTCATTTACCCCTTATGGCATCCAGTTAGCGATTGGAACTGTAAATTTTAAAGAAAAAGACAAAGCCGTTTGCGTGAAAACATAGTTCGACGCGCTATTAAAAGGACCGATCGCGGCGCCTGCGTAGTAAAGCCTCACGCTTGTCGAGCTGTATGGCAATGCAAATACAGGATTCGTTTGTGAGGCCGCATATGTGGCGATACCGCCAGGGTATCCATCGGCGACGGGCGCTACACCGCCAGCGCCGATCAGCGTTGAATAAGTGGTCACGCCGGTGAAAGTAATCCCGCTGGGCATCGCCAAAATATAATCGCCTGAGCCCGCGACTCCCCCAGTGTTAGAGGTGTATTTAAACTGCACCCAAATCTCGGCACTATTGCCCCCCACTCTGCGGAATTGGATGGCATCGGTGACCATAGTTGTGGGCTTAGTGGGGTTTGTGGTCGTCGCTGTCCACGTGGTTGTGACGGCCGTCGACCAGGCCGTGTTGGTCACCCGGTTTGTGACATACCACACGCTTGTACCGTCGCTTGTAACGGTAATGCTCTCTCCTGGTGTCCAAAGTCCGAAGCTTGAAAGCGAAGTATTCTGGAAACCGGCGTTGATCGTGTCAGAGCCAGAACAAGTCAAATTGTTGGCATGGGTGACGTCGGTTGCATGGGTTTTTGTCATAGTAACGACAAAGCCCGCGCCAGCGGATGCGGCAAGCGGCAGCGTTCCGGTTGCGCCTGCGGCACTGGAGCAATAAGTCGTGCCGCTGGTTGTAGCCCCGATAGAAAATGTTGAGCCCGATTGGACTGAAATCGGGAAGAGCGGGGCCGATGCCGGAGCACTTCTGGTCACTTTCAAAACCAAATTTATACGGGTCAAAGTCGATGCGCTATTGACGTTAAACGCCAAAACGTCACCCGCATTCACGCTTGTTGTCCACCCCGTAAGCGTTGAATCCTGATAGTCCTGCGCGGATGAGAGTGTGGGTAAATCGGATGCCGTTATCGTATTGGTGACCGTTGGCGGAAATGACACATAGGCGACTTTCCAAATATCAATGACGGCGGATCCCGATTGGTCGGCTGCGAGGGTGACACTATTAATCGTGCAGGCAAAGGGCACGTATAAATATCCCTTCACGCCCGCGCTGGGGGCCGCCCCGCCGCCATCTATAGTAATGCCAAGGCTTGCCGTAAAGGTCCCCGTGCCAGGGCCGCCAGTGGGGGTGGATGAAATCCACGTTGAGCCGTTGGATGTTAAAACGTTGCCCGATGTGCCGGGTGCGACCAGTGTCGGGTTGGACGTGCCAGCACCAACCAAGACGCTGCCGGATGTGAGCGTGGTCAGGCCCGTCCCGCCATCCGCCACCGGCAAGGTGGTTGATGTGATATTGCCGTTGACATCGGATTGCACGGCGCCGGCTGCGGGCGCGTTAATGTTAATTGGACCGTTGGGGCCAAAAATAAATGGTGATGACATAATCCCCTCTTACTTCAAAAACGACATGATTAAATATCCAGCGGTCGCGTTGGCCGATAACGCCTTGTACGCAATCCTTGTGCCCGATGCGATTTGAATCGGGAAATTGCCCCCGCCAGGCGGCACGTAAATTTGCGCGACTTCTGAGCCAGAGCCGCCGATTGCAAAAATCATCGCCTGCCCACTGGAATCAAAGATGTAAACACTGTTAATTGTGTTTGTGGTCGATGCCACAAGCTGCACGTAAGCGCTCGTTGTAATGTTGGTGCTGGAATAAATATTTTGCACCGGGGCATTGGCAATCTGTGTGCCTGTGACAGTGTTGCCCCCCGTAACAGTCCAGCTCCCGCTTTGGGTGGCTGCCACCGTTGAAAGAGGGGTAAGCGTTGTGATTTGGGCAGCGGTTAAAACGACTGGTACTGATGCTGCAGCCAACGCTTGTCCAAGGGCCGGCGTGTTCGTGGCAATTGTTGAAAGAGAAGTATTGCCCGTGGTCTGAAGGGCTGATGTCGCAGCCCCCGTTGGCAAAGGCAAAGATGCAGCACTGACAGGTTGAGTAACGCCTGAGCCATCAACAAGCCATTTTGTAGCACCGGCCGTTCCTTGGTTGGCCGTGACAGTGCCCGAGACGGGTTGCGTTGTACCGGAGGCATCGACCTTGAGACCGTTGGCAGTGCCTGTGGCTCCAACCAAATTGCCCGCTACAATGTAGCCGATCTCGGTTGAATTCGTTGGAGCGGTCGACCCATTGACGCCTACCGATGGGTTGGTTGCCGAGACCGAGATGGGCGGTGTGGGGTAAAAGAAATCTTGTGTGCTCATTGATCAGCCCCCGATTTGTTTCGCGCCGAATGCAATGGAGCAAGTGCCAGTGCCAGCGGTTGTTGAAGTGTAATTTAGGGCCACATAAGCATAGGGCCATTGATTGATATTGATTGAGATGGTGGTGTTGGCCGCAGCCACCGTGGGGATGCCAGAATTGGAGCCACCCAACGTCACCGCATCAAAATTCACCCCATCATTTGAGGCGAGAATGGAAAATGTCCCCTGCGAATCAGAGGTTGTAACCACGATTTGATAGCAAAGATTATCAAGTGTTTCTGTCGGGTATGCGGTGCCTTGAAAAGAGGCCGAAAGCGATTGCCCCGTGATGGCCTTTGGATAAAGTATGCTTTTTTTCGCCATGAGATCCCCTTTAAGTGTCGGCCCGTTGGCTCGATGCCTGCTGAGAAGTTAAAATTTGTTGGCCTGATTTGAGGCTTTGAAGCCCCTTTTGCGATGTTTTTATGCCGCCGCCATTTTGCGCCTGGTTTTTTAATGCCATCACTTGGTGCGCCATTTGGCTCGACATGATTGATTGCCCAGTCATCGAGGAATCAAGATCCGTATTTAAGAAAAGCGAGAGCGCAAGCTTGGTTTTATAGGGCAAAAGTTTTTTCTGCGACAAATGATCGATAAGCTTTGATCCCACTTCTGTCTGCATGCTCTGGTAAAGCTTTGGATAAACATTGCTTAACACTTCAACGGCCTTCGGCGTGATCATGCCGGTTTTGACCTGCTCCAATGAAATGAGCGGATTATTGACAAGGTCGAAGTATTGTTTGAAATCCTGCATCTCGGCTTGCGAGGGCACATATTTGGGCGATAAGGGTTTTTGGTCCACGGCCCTTGGCACTTTGGAGTTTAAAAACTGCACACCCTTGGCCGCAGCGGTTTGCAAGGCTCCCGCATGATCAGGCGCCACGTCGTAAAGCTCTTGGGTGGCCTTGTTTAAATGATTCATCAGTAAATCGGGATTGTTGTCATATTGCGACACCTTTTTTGAAAGGGTATCAAAGGGGACTTTTGCGCCCAAATAGCCCGCAAATTCTTCGGTCACTTTGGCAGCCGGGTCAAAAATCTTATCTGAAAGCATTGCGACTTTGTCTGTCACCGTTTGCGCCATGGAGTTGAGTTTGGCCAGGCGTTGAAAGGCGAGATTGGGATTATTGAGCATTGCGGCAGCCTCATAGGCAGCCCCGAGCAAGGGGTGATGACTGCCTAAACCAATCGCTGCAGCCCCTTCTAAAAAACCCCCGCCTTGGCTCTTTGAGGCATCTTGCAAATAGGGTTCAAGCTTTTCTTGGAATTGATCTAAAACTTTTTGGCTGGCGCCGATCACTTTGGGCGCAAGCTCTGAGCCCAAACCCAATGCACCGCCTAAGGCCCCGCCAAACATGGCGCCAAAGCCCACATGGGCTAAGAATTTTTGGGCATTTAAATCGGCATCGCCCAACGCTTTTTCGCTGATCCCTTGGCCTGCGCCAAAACCTGCGCCCTCAAGGGCCGCGCCCGCCGCACGAGAGAGAGTTTGGGCCGCGATTTGGCTTCCCGTTATGCCTTGAACGGCGGGCGCTACACCTTCTGCAACCGCTTGCCCGGCTTTGCCGAGCATACCGACAGGGGATAATTCAGGGGCCAGCAAAGCTGAGCCTGCAACGCCTGCAACTTCGCCTGCGGCTGATGCAAAAGCTTGATGGGTTTTTAAAGCCTGAAGGGTGTGCGGGTCCACACCCAAAGCACCCGTTAAAAATTGATCCGATAATCCAAAGGTTGACCCACGGGCTGCCCCTGCCGCCGCCGCTTTTAAAGCATTGCCAACGCCCGAGCCGTAACGGTCTTCATCTTGGACATTTTGCACCTCGGTGGGTGATGCGACCCTATAACCATGGCTGATCAAGTGCTGGACCATACTCTCGGGAGCATTTTGGGCCGAGCCATCGGGCGAGAAGACATTGATTCTCGGCTCGGCGCTTATCGCCGCATCGGGGGCAGGGCTTGGTTGGGTGGTGACCTGATCACTCATTTGTTATTAAACCCAGATTTAAGTTGCGTGTTGCCGCTCGATGGTTGTTGGATGCGGTGGTAACCAATGAGGTTTGCCTCACGCTTGCCTTCCACTTCGTTTACGATGCTGCTTAAAACGGCCTGGTTTTTATATCCTTGGGTTGCAATTTGCATAACCGACGACGGATCGCCCAAATACTTCTCTGCCAAATTGATTTCAGATTCAGGGATTCTTTTTCCACCAATCTCAACTGATTTGAGCTTTGGCAAATCGGCTAAGAGCTGGCCCCGAAGGACCTGTGCTTGGGCCCGTCCCTCGGGCGTCGCAAGGCCGTTGATCCCGATTTGCTGAAGCTTTCTTAAGTTATCGGTAACGTTGCCAGCGAGGGGCTCAAGTTGGCGCTGTTCTTCAGCCGCCTCTTTGCTCACGGCTGGATAAATGCGGTCGCCTGATCTTGCCATAGGTACGTCTTTAAATTGCGGGCTTGATCTTAAAGCCCCTTCCATACTTGCAGGAAAGCCGCCGTCTTGGTTGGGGTTTGCACCAGCCCCATAAAATGATCTCTTCACTTGGTCCAAAGCCAACTGCCGGCCCATTTGCACTTTTTGCATTTGAAGGTTGTTAATGGCGAGCTGCGCGTTGGTTAAAGCTTGCTGGCCCCCGTCGGCTGCCGCAGCTTTGGCCAATTTCGCTTGCGTCACGGTGATCAATTGTTGCCTAACGGCCTGGTCTGCAAGCCTGTCATCGCCATATTTTTTAAGTGCATTGGAATAAAGTGTTTCGTTTTTCCCAAGCTCTGTTTTTTGGGAATCAATGTCGTTATCGATTTGTTTTTGTAGAATTTGGGCTGCCACGTTGTTGGTCGAATGAAGCATACCGGCCCCAATGCCGCCCAAAATAAGGCCGATGGATGTGCCGATTTTATTGCCGGTTGATTTGTCATTATAAAATCTGTTGGCATCGACGTGGCCATCCATCACGGCCTGGTGGAGTTGATTGAGGTTGGCATTGTCTTGTTTGTAAACCTCGGTTGCCATGCGGTCTTGTTGGGCAATCGAGTTTAAATAATCGTCATAAACACGCTCTTGATGCATTTGAGCGATGTCATTTTGCTTGCCCTGTTGGTCAACAAGGCTTATTTGTTTGTCGTAAATGGCGTTAAAGGGGTTTTTCCCGCCAAAAGCACCTAGGGAATAATTGTTTGTGCCTTGGGGTTTGGGGGAATTTGTACCAGTGCCGCCCGTGCCTTCGGGATTTGGAGTGTTGGGCGTGGGTTGCGGAGCCGGGCCGGGTGGTTGCTCTTGCGGGCCGCCAAACTGCGACATGTTTTGTGATAATTGCTGGTTTTGGGCCGGGTCGAATGTGTTGGCAATTTTTTGCCCAAGGCCTATATCCGAGGGTGCAATTTGTTGGATGCCGCCATCTTGATCGACTGTCGTCGTGGGTTGCGCAGGTAAAGAACCGCCGTCAGGTGTCGGGCTTGCAACCGATGCCAAGCTCCGATCAACATTGCCCTCAACAGGTTCCACATCAGGAGAGCCATCGGCGAATGTTTGAATCCGAAGAGGCGAATCGGCCGGCACCGTCGAGGGATCATCAAGGGTTGTATCGATGCGCAAATCAGAATCGAGCGGCACAGTGGAAGGGTCGGCAACGGTGGTGATTTGGGGCAGTCCCTCGCCAGGGTCTGCAACCATGACATCGCCGCCGCCTGAGAGTTTTTGGGCCGGCATGCTCTTGATTTGTTTTAATAGCTTTTCTGAAATGCCTTTTTTGGCGATCTTAAACTTTTGCCCGTCGGGGTGCTCAAAATGAAAATGGTCACTGGATTCGCCCGAGAGCTTTGGTGTTGTTTTGCCCTTGATCTCATCGATAAAGGCTTTTGCTTTTTCAATGGAGCCTGCATAAGTCCTTGGAATGACAATCTCGCCAGGGGAGAGCATGGCAGGGACCGTGTCGTTGGACGGGCTATTGCCTTTAACACTTGCTTGGCCTGGGACTTTACCACCCCTTGATGCCATCATCGCGACCATAGGGGCCGCCTGCATCACGCTGCCCAAGAGCCCGCCGCCACCGCCACCACCACCACCGCCGCCACCACTCATCATGCTGGTAAGTGAACTGCCCAAACCCCCGAGCAATCCGCCCGCCGTTGATTGGGTGGCTGCCGCGTTGGCTGCTGCGGTTTTCTGGTTGAGCGTGTCGGCATTGTTAATACCACCTTGGGCGACACTTGAGTTTTGCACATCGCTTGTGGCCATATTGTTATAAACACCGCCCAATTGTTGCTGGGCTCCAAGCTGCGTTTGGGCAGCGAGGGTGGCACCCTGTTGGGCCGCTTGCTGGCTCATATTGCCTTGGTTTTCGGCGGCAAGTCTTTGGGCCAATGCCGGATTCATGCCCTTTTGTGAGGCGATAAGCCCCGCGTTTTGCTTTATATTCTGATCGGTCGCTTGGTTGAGCTGCGCTTGCGCTAAGTTAACACCCTGGCCTTGAGATTGCGCCAAAAGAGCTTGGGCTAAGGCTTGCTGCCCCTGTTGGGTCGATTGCAGATTGGTCTGCGAGTTTTGCAAATATTGCTGTTGGTTGGCATCGTTCGCCTGGAAATTATCCTGCGGTGTTAGAGCACCCGAGGCCCCGGTTACTAAATTTTGCACGCCGCTGACTACTGATCCCATATTTTAAATCCCCCTAAATAGCATCGTGCACTCGCCGATATTGTCGAAATTATGCTTTTTAGCCCGCTCTTTGATGGCCTGAAGCTTGGTTGTGGTGGTCACGGCTTTTAAGTTTTTAAAACCCGCATCACAAATCAAAAGCCTTGTGATGTGATCAAGGGCTGAATCCCTCATGGACGTTTTACTTTTGGGATTTGAGATGTAAAAATCGATTAAACCCAATTTGTTTTCGACATTGTACATAAACCCAGCCGCCACACCCTCTGCGATGTAGCCCAAAGAGGGCAAAAACTCTTTTTTTGGCACTTTTTGTCCCCAAGCCTCATACCACGATGCCAATTCATCAAAGTCTTCATCCCGATAAGCTCTGACAAACGTATAAAGCTCACCCATAAGACTTGCTCTCGGGCAGCGAGCGCAAGCCCTGCTTTATTCCTGCTGAAAACGTGAGGGCTGAAATAGAAAACCCCTGGCCAAAGCTTCCCGACTGCGTCTCGATGATTTCAATCTGCATGGCCTCGCATTTTTGCACCAGCAAATGAATGGTAAACTGATAGCCCACGGGATCGGATAAAACAGGAATCGTCACGGTCTGCCCAGGTGAGGTCTGATAATCGGTGTAAATATTAACGGTCAAAGTGTGGGGCGAGAAATAGGTGCCTAAGATGTTTAAATCCCAAACCCTTTGAAACCCTTGGATGCCTGCCATTTGAAGCCACGAGGTTTTAAGGCTTAAGGGAATAAACGCGGTATTGTCGGTGTAGGTGCCAGGTGCCGCCTGTGTCACAAGCCCCGTGGTGGTGAGATAATTGGTGACGCCGCTAAAAATGGTCGTGTCAAAGGCTTCGGCTGGCAGAGTATCAACGCCCCATTGCCTTTGGTTGTAGTCATAAACGAGCTTTTGCCCATTGCTCAAAGTAAATTCAATCTCGGTGGTGTTGGGCGTCGCCTGCGCCGAGGTGATAGCGTAAGAAGAATAAGCCTCGACATCGGCCCCGATATAAACGTCAGTTAAATTTCTTGAGAGTAAATAAATGCCCCTGGCCGATTGATAAATAATCCCATCGGGCGTTGAGATCACCGACGCTTGGTTTTGGCAGCCCTTTGTAGAAGGAATCAAGATCAAATCAGAATAATCATTGTTGGTACCATCAGCAGCAGGGCCTGAGCCCACAACATAGCCTTTGGTTGTGGGGCCAAAAAAGACTAATTTATCGTCCATTTCGCCAATGGCGGTGATCGAGCCAAGTTTGCTTGTGACCGTGGTGGTAAATAAATCAGAAAATTCAACCGGCACCCCTGAAATGACTTGCTTGGAATACCACCAGGTCAAAGGCGATTCAGAGGGGACTAAGATCACACGGCCCTTGGAGTTGGCATAAACAATGTTGGCAGCCGGTGCGCCAATATTTTCCACCTCGCCGCCATTGGTGTAAAGCTGGGGATTTGAAACGAGTAAACTATCGGCCGTGGTGTCGGTAAAGGTAATCGAATCGGTCGCAGGGTTATTGGCTGCCGTTGCGGTTTTGTAATAAACCGTGCCGTTACAAGTCGTGCGGTAAAGCTCGATTGTGACGTTATTCTTGGCCGTGGCGGTTAGCGTGGGCACGGTGACTAAAATGGAATCGACATCAAAAGTCCCAAATGGATTATTCGCAGCCGAAGTTGAAATGCAAGGGGCTGATAATTGCAGTATGTTGGAGCCGCCTAAAACGGCCGTCACATAGGTGTTTTGGGCGAGATTGGCGTTGTTGATAATCTGACCCACGCTGTAGGCCGAGGCAGGAGTGACCCCCCCGACGTTTGTAATTTGTGATGCCCCTATAACAAAATTGCCAGTCGAGCTTGATCCAGCCTGCACGCCCAAAGAAACCGTGACGGGCTTTGCAGAGGGCGAGGACCTGTGGGTTTGCCCTTGGTTGTCTTGCCATTCATAGCAGGCCACATAGCTAAATTTGTAGGATGCCACATTGGCGGTGTTGGAGCCTGGCCCAATTTGACCGGAACCCGATTGATATACCCCTGAGACAATTTCAGGATAAAGATGGAAATTATGCTCGACGACGTTGGAGCCGTCATACATGTAAACTTGGCCCACACCCAGATGAAGGTTATCGCCTAAAACGGCCTTGGTTGGGGTGGTTAAGGGATTTAAATTGATCTGTGCCGAGGACAGGCCTGTTAGATACGTGATGCCGTTAAAATTAGACGATAAATTATCTTTGAAAAGATAGGGATAAATAAAATTACCCGTGGAAATTGAGATCACCTCGGGCAGAAGGCATGTGGCAGTGGGCACGCCACCCGCATCCCCTGGTGCAAGCTTTAAAATAATTTGGCCCAAGAGATTTAACAGAAAATAAGTGCCCTGAATCGTCGGGCCAGAGTTAAACACGAACATATAAGGTGTCGAGTTATAAAGAAAAATCTTGGAGGCTAAATTAAGGCCCAAAATAAAGGTGCCAGGTGTGCCGGCCGTGCCACCAAAGGTCAGAGTGTTTTGGGCAATCGCGTTGCGGGCGGTGCCGCCTGTATTATAGGTCCAATAAATATGGGCCGTCGTGCCCGAGACATAACCTGTGATGTTGGAGCCTAAAGGGACTTGTCCACTTGTTGCAATAACCGTGGGCGCCAATTGTTGGGTGAGGCTTGAGTTTAAAATAAAGGCCGCAGTGTCGGTGGAGTTGGAAAAGGCGACCCACACGTTATTGGATGCATCGCCAAAAACGGCGATGGAGTTAGCCCCATTGGCGGCAGCCCCCGTTTGGGTCAAAAAGGGTGAGGATAAAACAAGGGAGCTTGATAGCGAATAAACCATGACCCCGGCCACAAAAGCATAAGAATGCGCAATGTAAATATTCGAGCCAATGACTTCGCAATCAAATAAACCATTCTCGTCGCAATGGATGGAAATGGTGGTGGCGGCAGAGATCACCGAGGGGTTATTTGTGGCAATGGTTTTATAATGGAGCACAAGGGTGGCTCCCACCTCTTGATAAATAATCACGAAGTTTGAGCCGTTTTTTAAAACCTTGGCATAACCGCCGGTTGCATCAATAACGCCGCCCTGGACAATCAAGGCCTGTGTTGAGGAATCCAAAATCGAATAACAAAGCCCATTAATGGAATCCTGATAAACGTAGCAGTGTAGCCCCGTGGCACTATCAAAAGCGTGGTCTTGAACCGATTGGCCCCCAGAGTTTCTGACAATGCTTTGGACTGATAACCCAGCCCCCACCAAAGGGCCTTTATTAAGCCATGATTGCTCGTTGGGTGAATAAGAATAAAGTGAGGACCCGTCGACTAAATCTAATTCGTTGTTGTATGAGGCAACCCCATAACCTTTTGAGATACTGGAGCCGCCAAAAATGGCTTGCGGGAGTGCCGTTGAGCCAATGCGCTTGGTAATCTCTTTGGTCGTGCCAAATCTGCCGTTTTCAAGCGATAAAAGCTTCCCCTGTACCACCTGTTTTGGGTCGGTTTTGGTGTCAACACCTTGGCCAAGGGAGATGGGCAAAGTTTGCGGTTGTAAGGCCATTATTGAAGCCTCTTAAAACACATAAATATCCACCGTGACCGAAGCCGATGAGGTGAGTAAAAGTGTGGTCTGCGGGATGGTGTTGGAATCTTGCGTGTCGTAAAAGGTGGCCGAGGCCCTTTGGCGCACAATCACCCAACCCGTGAGGGCTTTGCCTAAGCCATGGGGGATATTATTAGAACCAGAGGCCAGGGCTTGTTTTGTTAAAATCTTGCCCGAGGAAAAATTAGAGCTTTGAAGGTCTGAAATACTCGACTGAAGGGATTGAATCGTGCTGCTTAAACCTGTCTGGTAAGTATTAAAGGCCGATGCGATATTGCTTTGGAGCTGGTTTGTATCTTTATCGAGGGTTTGGACCTGGGCAATGGTGACAGAGGGGGTGTTAGTAGCCATTAAAACCGCCGCCAAAACCCCAACCATCGGAAAAATCAGCCCCTTGAGTGTCGGAGACAGTGATGGGCTGGTTGGCATCGCGGTTCGCCGCCATATCCTCCAAGCGTTTGAGCAATGCCTGCTTTTGGGCCATCAAGGCTGAGGCGTCGGATTCCTCTTTGAGCATTGCTTTGATCGCAGCATCGACAATCACGTATTCTTCCCAACCCGAGATCCCATCAAAGGTCACAGAATCATTCCACGCCTGAATCAGGGCTGGCGAGACTGTTGCCGTGGCATTGGCCGACATCGTGATACTGGTATTGGTCGTAATACTTTGAATCGTAGTACCCGCTGTAATGCCCGTGGTGGATGATAACTGCATCCCAACCGTGAGCAGCGAGGTATCTGAGCACGCCACAGTGGGCGAGCTTGAGGCAAGGGCTGATACAAAATTGATTTGTAAATCTTGGGGCTCCGGCACGTACCACAATTGAAAGTTTTGCCCTGTCGTCGGTGTGGGCTCAAAGAAAATAAAATTGCCAGCGAGCCTATAGCGCAAGTTTGAGCCGTAATAGGTTTGAACAGCGGGGTAAGAGAGCTTGTTTCGTTCGTTAAAATTAAATCTTTTTAAGGAAATACAGCCTTGAGGCGTTGTGGTTAAAACCAAATCAAGGCCTAGAATTTTATAAAAGTCCGATGGCAGAGCAAATTGGTTGTTCACACCATCGGACGCGAATAAATACGGGGTTTGCACAAAGTAATCGTTGCCGTAGGCCGCAATCAAAAGGTCATAAAGCTCTTTATAAGAGTTGGTGAGATATTGATTCCATTCCCTCGTCGTCACGAATTGGGAATTGACCATATCGGCCTTTTGCTGTGCCTGTAGTCTCAACGATGCCAAAGAGACAAGCCCCGGAGCGGACACTTATTCCTCACCTTGATCGGGTGCGGCGTCCTCTTGGGAATCATACTCGGCCATGCAGGCTTTAAGACTTGCTGCCAAATCACTTGCTGATCCAGCTTGGATGGCAGCTAGCATGTCTTCTGCAATGGCCTTAAAGGAATCAAGCGTGTCGTCCGTTGAGGCCTCGGGTTTGAGCAATGCATCTTTTGTGGAGCCGTCTTTTTGCATCTTAGACATGATGACCGAGACGGTTTTTTTTGGGTCATGCATCATCATGGTGCAGTCGAATCGCCAAGGATAAATTCCAAGTAAACAATCTCGCCCGAGGCGGGATCGGTGGCGGTGCCGGCGGCATTAAACACAATTTTGATTGTCGAGGTGCCAACCGTTGCAATCGAGTTTAAAGCCACATAAACACTTGGGGATGCGGGTGCAGACGACGTGCCAGAGGTGTCAAAAACGTGCTTGATACAAAGAAGTTTTACATAAGTGTCGAGCATGCCGGCTTTGGTGCCAAAGAGAAAAGTAAAGGTGCCAGCCGAATTCCTAGTGACCGAGACAATGCCCTTGGAGCTGGTGGTGGTTAAAGTTGGAGCGCCCGAGGCACCAAAGGTGACCTTGGCAAAAACGCTGACCACTTTTTTCTCGAACATCAGTGGAAATTGAGTGAGATAACGATTCATTTTGATTTTACCTTCTTGGGTTTTAAACCCAAATGGGCGGTATTTATTTCCTTGATCGATGCCCCCACGGGATCAAAGAAGGGGCCGCCCCGAACAATAAAGGCGGCCCCAAGAGAGAGAGAGAGTAAAAATTAAGCGGAGAGTTGAACGACGGCGTTCCAACCCGGTGCATTGGTGGCGAGATTGGCGTAGTAGCCGCATCGCACTTCGCCAGCGTCTGCGTTATAAACACGCAGCATTTCCAAACCATCTCCGTACTTTAGAATTTGGGGCGCATCGCCCAGCGATTCCAAAGACCAAGTCGACATTTGGAGCAAATAGCCCAAAAGCACTTGGCACGAGCGATCCGGGAAAACTTTAATTGTCGAATTGGCGCCGTTGACCATAATGCCGCGAAAGCCAATATCGGCAGGGCCTTTCATATCGACATACTGGACTTTTGAGCCCAAGGATTTTTCCAAAGCCGAGTAGCTTTGATAGTTAGTCACAAAAGTGTCAGGCCTTCCGCCTTCACGGGCGAGGAGAGCCGAGGCGTCGATTAATGCCTCTTCAATCGGTTGCGCCGATCCGTTGTAACGGCCGCCACCCAAGCGCCAGGTATCAACTGCGCGGTTGACGCCGTAAAAGGTCGTGCTGGAAGGAGCCGAAGTCGGAAGCCATGCAGGGAGACCAGAAATTTTGGCATTCACATCACCTTGGACAAGCAAGAAATCGCCCGTCGTCCAGCTCGTGGGGGTGGCAGCCGAGCCGCCCATGCCCGAGGACGCAACCGTCACAATACCGTTCACGCGGTCAACAGCGATCACATAACCAACGGCAGTTCTGGGCGTGCCGCCATCGGTGGCGTTAGCCTGGAGCACCATGTTGATTTCAAATTGCACAATATCTGCAACGTTGGTCAGAGTGATGGCACCAGTCGAAATAGCACTCACCACACCAATCGAGCCCGTGCCCGAGCGAAAGAGGCTCGAGGCCAAGGAATTGGTGACCGAGCGAATCGCGCCATCGATCACAAGCTTTGAGCCTTCCAAAAAGCTCATTTTGTCGGTGGCCGAGGCCAGCATGGTTTGGTTGTCGATTGTGGCAATCGAGTAATCGGCAAAGCGGGTGAGCAAAAAGCTTTCAATCTGCATGGGCGATTGGTTGCCCTGTGCATTGCTGAAAGTAGCCGAGCGGCCTTGAGACACACCCGTGATAATCGGGATTGGTTTATATTTACCGCCGAAATCGGTTTTTTTCTTCACCATGGCGAGGAACGGATTGTCGGCGTAAACGAGGTTTTCTACAGTTTGACCATCATACAGCTCTTTTAAAGCCGCATTCATGGCGGTTAAATCTAAATAAGCACCCATTTGGAGTGATTCCCTTTAAAAATTTGAAATGAATGCGTTTGAGGGTGACGGCAAAACGCGTTTAATTTTTTAAAGGTCGCGACGAGAAGATAGATTTGGCGGATGTGATTTTTTGGGCGCAAAAGCCCTTACGACAGCCCGATTGTTGCACCTGGACGTCGGTTTTTCAAATGGTAAATGGTCTAGAATTATGGTTTAGAGGTCTTGAGCGAAGGCGGGGAAGCTGTGGACTTGGGATGGCCCCTGGAGGCCGTCTCCTTGTAAAACTGGAACCCGCACTTTATGGCCAGGCTAAAACTCGTGCATTCCTGGTCTATGGGGGGCACGTGAGCCGCAGTCGCGCGCGGCCGCTCACTTTTAGAGGTGAACATGACGGACGAAGAAAAGATTGAGCAGGCGGCCGAAGACCATGGTTACCATTACTTTAAGCAAAGCGAATACGTTCCTGGCCCTGGAAGTCGGCACGACCAGATATTCAAGGCTGGCGTCAAATGGCGCGATGAAAACCCAAGCCCTAAGGTGCTGGCATTGGTTGAGGCGCTTGAGAAAATTGTTAACGAAGGCATTGATACAAGTACCGATGGCGGTATGAATTTTATTAAGAAAGCCCTCGAGGCGTGGGGGCTTAGTCCAACCGGCCAAATCTGACAAAGTAAAATACCCCTCGGTATTCGCGTATTATATACGATTGAGAAAACTCGCCTTGAGGCATGACCCTTGTGTCAGTTACGCAAGTGTCCGGTATGCCAAGGATTGAGGTCTTTATCCTTAAATAAAACGGCATGCGCGGGTATCTCGCCAAAATATCGGCTTTCATAATGTCGAAAGTATTCATGAGGCGACCCTTAACTCAACCCCCCAACGCCGCCAAGGCTCTTTTTAGCCGTTCGTTCTCATTCTTGGCCGGGAGCATACTCGGCGCCGATGATAAAGTCTGGCTCATGGAATTATTGAGCGTTTTTCTGGGCTCACCGGGCTGCTCGGCTACAGGCTGCATCAAAGCTTGTCCCTTTTTCCATTCCTCTCGCAGATAATCCTCGGCCGCCTGGGCTGCCTCTTTCATATCCAACACATCGCCCGTTCTTTTGGCGTGCTCAATGCAGTGATTCAAGATGATCTGTGAGCCAGAATAGGCATTCACAAATTTGTAAGTGTCTTTGTTCTGCTCCACAAAGCTTTCGATGCTTTTGGTGAAGTCCTCGAGTGCTTTTTGTTCCTGGAGCTGTTTTAGTTTTTCTTGTTCTTGTTTTTGGCTTAGCTCTTTTTCTTCGAACTGCTTTTTCCATTGCTCAAATTCCTCACGAACCGACTTGATCTCGGAATCAATTGAGGGTTTGCCGCCGTTGACCATGTATTGGGCCAAATCCTCATAGGTCAGTCCCAATGATTCTAGGGCTTTTAGAGGATTTTGGCGTGCCTGGGCCTTGTATTGTTCAAATTCCTGGACTTTTTGTTGTTGCGCCAAGACTTGGGCCTGTAAAGCTTTGGCCTCTCTCATTCTTTGGTTGGCTTGCTTTTCCCTTTGTGCTGCAGCCCTAAACTTTTCTGATACTTGGGGCTCGGGAAATTTCTTTTCTTCTATGGGCTTTGTTTCGTCCGTTACGGGTGCTGGAGTTTGCGGCTCAATATCACTCATGGTTTTATGTCCTTTAAGTGTTGTAACACTTGTGTGCTGGTCCCTTTAAACGCACCAAGCTCGAGGGCGCGCTTTTTATAAGTCTCAATTCTTGTCAAATGCCCCTTGGGGATGGGCTTTCCCTCTCTGTTCTCATAGCGCTCCCTTGTCAGGCGTGGCGTTTCAATAACAAAAACAGGGGTGATTTTTAAACCCAACCTCTTTAATGGCTCAACGATTTGGGTCACCGAAAATGGGGTATCAATTAAAATGGGTTTATCCGACCAAGAGGCTGCAGCAATGGTTTTATCCAAATGCTGCTTTGGAATGATATTTTCATCATGCGGGATATAGGTGAATTTGTCTTTTAACTGCCTGCAAAGCCAGGTCTTACCACTGCCAGGAGCGCCGACGACTAAGTAAATGGGCTGCCTCATTAGTTTAGCCTCGGCTTTCCTGTGCCCCATTTTCTTGCGCGCTGTTTTTCCTCAATTATCAGTCTGTGGGTCACACCATTGTGGTCCTGCCAATGGGTTTCGCCTTTGGTTAAAATATCCCTCACCCTTTTGTGGTTTTTATTGATCCCATGCCAGTTTTTTAATTCAAACTGCAGGTCGTGAATAAAGGGTGTTTGATCCACCCAATAATCATTATCGCCAGGGAATATCAGAAAGTAAGTCAGATAGCGGACGTCGGGGGATTTGGATTTAATGCCCATGTTTTGCCCTTTTGATAGCGCGCTCCCATTCGCGGCGCTCCTTGTTACGTTGGTATTCCTCGACTGCCCTTTCAAAGATTAAAAGTGTCGGGATGCTAAGAAGGCAACCTAGATAAAATGCGAGCATTAGGCCGCTCCAGCCACGTTTGGCACCATGTCACTTGTCGGCGGCGGCATCGGTTGTGCTTGCGGTTGAATGGGCGCGCCCGCACCTTGAGGCGGCGCTTGCGGCGTCGGTGTGGGCATGGCCTTTTGAATCAATACTTTCACTTGGGCTAAGAAATCCCGGAGCATTGCCAATTTCTCAGGCTCCAGCTTATTGGTTTTACCTTGCGCGATATATTCCAAAGCCAATTCTTGGGCCAATTGCAGATCATCATCGGGTTCTGGCGGCGTGTAATCATCAGGGGAGCCGTCACCATCGGCAATTTTGCCCAAAACCATATGCAAATAGTCTTCTTCGGCGTTTTGCAGGCCCTCAATTTGGTCCAAATCCGGGAAGTCGAGCAAACGGCGCGCTTGTCTTGGTTGGATAAATCCTGCCTGGACATATTCCTGGATGGTGGAAAGCCTGCCCGCCGGGTCATTGGGGAGAGACGACACCGGGAACATCGTCATGAAATATTCGTCTTCCTCAAGCTTGATCTCTTTCCAATCAATAGATTCAATAAATTTCTTACCCGGCACTTTTACTTCATAAGAGTTTTCGCGGGTGAAAATATCTTTGGCCACATCAATGGATAAGCGCGCCAATTGTAAAAAGAAATCCTCATAAGCCTGGCCCAGCGTTGTAAACCTGTCGGATTCGATGTCGTTAAATTCGCGAAGGGCTTTTCCACTATCAAGGCCTGCAGGTTTTTGCGAGTTGGCGGAAAGTTGCGAGAGACCCTCTTGCTCATAGGCATTTTGGGTGAGCTTATCTAATCTTTCATACATCTCAGGGGCCACAATCGGCGGGACCATGTATTGCGGTGGTTCTTCGGATTCAATAATGGGGGCGATATCATTGGTGATCTGCTCTTTGGCGGTCTTTGAACCTGTCTTAATCCAAATCTTAAACGAGGCCATCAATTGCATCGAGCGTTGGATCACCCAGGAGATCCTATTGATCTCAAGCTGGATCGATTGCACTCTTTCTGGCAAACCTTGGCCCCAAAAGCCAAACATCTTTTTGGAATATTTCAAATCCGCAAACGGGAAATAGCATTTCTCCCATTTCTCATAAAACAAAACATCATTTTCCAAACAAATGCAGTGGACCCCGTCTTTGGCATCAGGGCCCGAGGGCAAATGCCACGATTCAACAACGGTTACTAAATCTGAAATATTTTGTTGCTGAAAGCCAATCTCAGCCTTAGCCCTTGGGGCGTCCTTAATAGCTTGGGCTTGTTTGGGGAAGCATTCGATTAAGACCTGCCGATCAATATTTTTAACTCGATGGAGCTGGCGCGGCTCGCCCTGAAAGGCATCGATAAAATCGACAAATAATTCATGCGCTAAAACTCTCTCCCATTTAAGTCTCCCGTGTTCTTCAAAGACATGAATAATGCCGTCCCCCAAGACGCAGGCATCCAGCAGCGCGACCGGGCCTTTTTTATAGGCGTGCTGCTCATAAAATAACCCTTCAATAAACTTGTTTAGTTTTTTGGCCTTTTGCTGAAGCTTATAATCCCCGCCAGAGGTTAAAAATAAGGGCTTGGGCTTATTCTTGGTCATTTTGGCAATAATGGAATCAACTAACGATTGCACCACATTAAACGTCACCCGGTCTTTGAGAGACGACGATGAGTTGGTCACCTTTATTTGGGCGAGACCTGAGATGCCAATCGTTGAGATATTGCCGTAAAGCTTGGTTGAGAGCTGGTATTGCTGCTGGCGTTTGGTGTCATATAGGCCTAAGTGCCCCACAATGGTGGTAAGGGCTAAGGGTAAATCCTTTTTCTCAAGCAGCCACCAACGCCGGTCTATTTGCTGGTCTTTGGTTTCGGGGGCTGTTTTGTCACCAAACTTGGTGTAATCAACTTTTTGCATATGAAATCCTTTTCAAACTTATTCTCTGTCTTTAATAACGGCGTCGTACTCATCGGTGGCATAAAGGAGCAGGTCACTGTCGGCTGGCATCTTGCTTAAGGGTTGCGACGGGGTGATTTTGAAATCCTTTTCAACGGTCTCTTGAACTATTTTGTCACAAAATCGGACCTTAAACGTATCGGTTTCAAATGTTTCAATCGAGTAAGTGCTGAGCAGGTCCAGAATCTCTTTTAATTCTTTTACGTCTTTGGTCACTTAAATCTCTCCCCACATTTGGTGTTGTTGGTCCTGAAGCTGGCGCTCCAATTGTTGCTCCATTAATTGCTCTTGCTCTTTCATCCATTGGGGTGTGCCGGCCTTCACCTTGGGCTTTTCGGGCTCAAACATCCAGTGAAGGGATTCTCTAAATGCATAAAGAACGGCATCGGCAATGTCCGAGTGAAAGCGGTCTGAGATTTTAAGTTTGTCGGGAGTTGATTTATCCCAATCCCATTCGATGAGCTTTGTTTCTTCGGCAAACCTAGTGGTTTTCTTGGCAAAAAACCTCTCAGTCCGCATGGCATCGTTTAAAATCTCAATAAATTCCATTTTCCTAGTCTTCTCGGCCGCTTGCACCGCCATGCCGTATCTGCGCCTGATTTCTTCTGCGACTTTTAAGCCCACGCCGCCCGTGTCCATGACAATGCGCATGGGGTTATATTGTTTTACCAACGGATCAAGCTGGCCCTCGACAAGCTCGGTTATCCCCTGGTGCGTTTTAATGGATTCTTCAACCAGGTACGCAGCCTTGGTTTGGGTGTTAAATCCGATAACGGCAACAGCATCGGCATCGTTAAAACCAAGATCGACACCAATAATATATTCCCAAGAATGAACCAGGTCGGGCAATCGATCGAAGTGATTGATATCTGCATCGTAAACAAATACCAGGCTCGTGGGGTCAACAACCCAGCGGCCAAAGCACTCCCGTTGGATGGTGGGATCATCAATGCCCACCCCTTTTCTGGTGATTTCCTCTTTCACAATGGTTTCAGGTGTTTTGCCCGACTTTAAAACCAAGTGGGGGTTTTCAAACATCGTCCAGGCATGATGCGACCACTCACTTGAGGTGGCACATTGGTAAAAATAACCCTGGGGGATGGGGCCAGGGGTGCCGATCAAACAAAGGGTCCCTGAATAATCAAACAGGGCTTTTGTGATCACTTCTTCTACAAGATTTTCAATAAAACCAGGGAAAGACTGGCACTCATCGAGATAACAAAGAGTAATTGCCAGACCACGGAATTTGTCAATTTCACTCTTGTCACTGGCACCAGAGAAATAAACCACAGAGCCATTAGGAAATTTAAGACTAAGATCAGTTTCATTGGGAACACCACCCAACTGGTAATTTCGATTGATTTCAAGGACTTCCCCCCAAATGATTTTTTTGGCATTGGCTCTGGATAATGTGATGTAAACACAAACGCGGCCGGCATTGGCAATGGCCACACTGATCAAATGGGCCGCGCATGCAATGGTCTTGCCTGAGCGCCTCGAGCAGACCGCAGTCTTAAAGCGTGCGGTGTCGTTAATAAACGCTACCTGTTTATCAAAGCAGAACTGATCAATCTGAAATGACGGCTTGGTCTTTTGCTTTAACTCTGAAAGCAGGACTTCAAGCTTGGTGAATTCAAGTCTGTTCATCGTCCCATTTTTTAATTTCGCGCCTCATCAAGGCATTCACCTGGGCCATCATTTTAAGAGCATTGACGTTTGGGTTACCGCCCATAATGCGGTATGTGAAACCACTCGTTGTCCCGCCTGCCAAGACCACGTTGGCGATATATTCGTCAATAATAAGCATGATCGAGCCTTCATCATCCGAATAAGTTTCATAAGCCACGGCCTATCCCTTCACATGATAAAGTGGCACGTTGTTGTAGGTGACCACGGCAGAAGTCTCATCATCAATTTTAACCTCAACCCCGTGCGGTCCCTCTTTCATTTCCAAACCATCTTGTTCGGCATGGAAAGTGGATTTAATGGCCCCTTTGCCATAAATCAATTGCTGCGGGTTATGAAGCCTTAAGTGTGAGACCTTGCGAAGGATGGTTTTGGGTTTGTCTGGCACGTGGCCCACTTCGCCTGGTGATGCCTTCAGGCTAACGGTTGAGCCTTTGCTGCGTTTTAAATCAATTTCCATTATTTTTTTCTCCCACATCCGGTGGTTTGGTTTTCCATTATATTTAGCAACAATTGGACAAGTGTTTGCATTTGCCTGTTTTCAATTGCCTTGATTTGTTTTTTTATTTGGGCAATATCTTTTTCATACTTTGCTATTTGTCTTTGGTTTTTTGAAGTCAGTGGGTCTTTCATTTAAATCCTATATGGGTCATAAATCATTGAAGGGTATTTTCTAATCATCTCATCGACCGGGTAAGTCCAGTGGGTGAAGCAGGCATTTTTTAATTCCACCTCGGCATCATTTAAAAGCGAGCGGCATAAACCCATTTTTCTAAAATCTTTTTTTACATAGCAAAAATGGACCACCTGCTCGTTATCGAATTCCTCAAAGGTCAAAAAGCCTAAAATAGTATCTGAATCCTCTCTTAGGACCGCCACGTAAGTCAGTGTGGTTTTGCGAAGTAAAATACCCGTGATGATTTTATGGTGCCATTTGTAGTAAACAGAATTTTTAATACGGCGGGCGAAACTTGAGGCGTGCTTATAGGCATTGAGCCACGAGCGCATAACAAACTCCAAATCCGCTGGCCGCATTAATCTTATGTCCACTTCATCGAGCAAGTTTTAACACCTTCTCGGCTTGGGCGACGGCCACCTGGGTCTCTTTGACAATCTCATCTAAACTCATGCGCTTATAATGCTCGGCAATGGCCTTCATAATGGCCTGGTCATCTTTGACTTTGCCAATCAATCGGTCGAGTAAGAGATTTAGGGCCTGCATATCCCCGCGCTCGACAATTTTCACCACAATGGATGCCACCATGCGCTGAAGTTGGTTGTGTTCATCCTCCCGGTCTTCGATGATTTCTTTTAAACGGGACGTGGGGGTGAGCAAAACAAGATCAATAATTTCAATAAATTCCTCAGCCGTCATCACCCGCATCGCCTGTCCTACAGCGTCTTTCGGGCGGCCATTGGGATTGCCTGATTTACCTTTTTGAAATTTGGCCATATCTGTTTCCTGCCTGTTTATCAGGCATTTTGAATTCGTTTACTGGCGATCTCGACATATTCTTCATTCATTTCGATGCCGATAAATTGAAAACCCAACCGTTTGGCTGCGACCAATGTGGAACCTGAGCCAGCAAAGGGATCAAGTACCACGCCGCCCGGAGGGCAGATCAGTTTAATCAAATATTCCATCAGTTTGATTGGTTTGACGGTGGGATGCGTAGACTTAAGAACGCCGCCGCTTTTTGTCTGCAACAGATCGTTTGACTGTGCAGGACTTGCACTCGTAGCAGACCCCGTCGGGACGTTTATAATATTGATCGATGGGCTTAAACTTCCGGCAAGATCCGCATGGTTTCCACCACTGATTTCCAATAAGTTTGCATCCTGAATGCTCGCGCTTGTGTTGAAGTGGGCTAACCAGCTCAAGGTTTTCGATTCGATTGTCGAGGTTTTTACCGTTTTTATGGTGGACTTGAAGCTTGCCAACGACGGGTCCGAAGTGCTGTTCCCAAACAACAACGTGTTCCATTCGGTAACGCTTTTGTTTAACGTCCCAGATGCGGCGATAACCTTTGGGGGAGATTGTGCCGTATCCACCTGGAGCTGAGCTTTTTGGTCCGCACTTTCCCATGAACCAATACTTATATTAATTATCTCAATACAGTCAAGCCCCCGGTTCCTTTCAGATTTTGACGCCTTGGCCACGTAGAAAAATCTAGAGGCGCCGCCGGTGTCACCACCGTAGTTCCCGGTTATGGTGCCCGACGTTTTGTAACGGCCCTGGAACCCTTGATGTTGTTTATGTCCCGCATTTAATTGGCCGCTCTTCAAAACCCCACTCTGCTCATCCAACAATTGGGCTGCCTCTTCATCGAAAATCACATTGGCGGGCCAGCGGCCTTGGGCTGGTGGTGCCGAGTATATGGCCTCGTTAATACCAAGCGCGCCAATGTTTGAATCTTTACGACTGCCCCCATTATGGCGAGTGCGTTGTTCTAAATCACCAGCTATCCGCGCCCCATCAATATTCAAACCCCCAACACCCCACTTTAAAACATTGCTGGCGACGGTGAGTTTTGGCTCCAACGGTTTCCGCGCGAGACATATGGGCTCATTGGCGGGTTTAAGGGCCGTACCAAAGCCTTGCCATTTTTTGGCGGCGTCGGTGGCGGGACCGGTTTTATGTTCTGGCCTCATTGGGGTTTTGCCACCTGCACCGCCCACCCAATCGTATTCATTTGGTCTATAAGCGGGGTTTTTACCAATGACAGG